TGCAGACCACGCGGGCGACGGGATTCGCCCGCGTGGTCTGCAGCACAAGATCTGCCTGAAGTGCGGATCGCGCGCCGGCATCTGGACCAGCGCGCAGCATCCCGGTCGTCCGGATATCTCGCTGCTGGGGCTCAACCGGGTTGTGGGCGTCGGGTTCGACGGCGACGGCTACACGCTGCATACGCATCAATGCGAGTCGAGTCTCCGCGGTGTTGACGCGCTGTTCGGCTGCACTGCGCCTGAGATCAAGTCCTTCGAATATCCGGAAGGCGGTGCGAAGTGAAAGCCACCGCTAAAGTAGTCACGGAAGTTCGCGAGATCCCGATAGACCGGTTGTACATTTCGCCGGAGGAGACCAGGAAGACGATGGACCAGGCGGCGCTGCAGGATCTTGCGGCGTCGATCATGGTCAAGGGCATCCAGGAGCCGCTGCTGGTGCGGCCGATCGACCTGGACTGCATGAGCGGCGAGCCGTTGCCCGGTCCGGCCAGGGCGGGCGATGCATACGAACTTATCGCCGGGACGCGCCGTCTCGGGGCATCGAAGCTGGCCGGCAAGACAACCTGCCCGTGCATCGTGCGCGAGATGTCGGACGAAGAGGCACGTGAACGGCGCATCGTCAGCAACCTGCAGCGCGAGGACCTCCCGCCGCTCGAAGAAGCGCTCGCGTTCCGCCGTTTGCTGGAGAAGCCCGGCGCGACAGTCGAGACCATCGCCGCGACTTTGGGAAAGTCGCCAAGCTATGTCGGGCGCCGGCTCAAGCTGGTTGATGCGATCGAGCCTGTCCGTGAGGCGCTGAAGGCTGGCGCTATCGAAGTCGGACACGCGCTGGAGCTTGCGCGGCTCTCGGAGCTGCAGCAGAAGCGTCTGCTGACGCGGCTCAACGTTGGCTACGAGGCCGAAGAGCCCGACGAAGATGAAGACGTCGAGCGGGAAGGTCCGGAGCCCGGCGAGTGCCGTTTCTGTGGCTGTACGGAGGATGACGCGTGTGAGGGCGGATGCTCATGGGTCGATGCGAAGCAGACGGTCTGCTCCAACCCGGACTGCATTGCGCAGTGGAAGTTTGAAGCGGACAACGCCGGCAAGTGGGAGAAGACCACGGTCAGTATCCAGGCGCTGAAGCGCGACATTGCGCAATTCTCGCTGAAGGACCTGAGCGCGGCGCCATTCCCGCTCGATCGCTGTGGCCTTGGTGCGGGCCCGTGCACGGTATGCCCGAAGCGGAGCATGAATGCCGCGCTGTTGTTCAATGACCTGGCTGGCACGGACACCTGTACCGATCGCGAGTGTTTCGATGAGAAGGCGGAGGCCTTCGTCCAGATCGAGCTGGAGGCGGCAAAGAAGAGCAAGTCGCAGCTCCTGAAGGTTTCGCGGAATTGGTCGAACGATAAGTCAATCGTCTACTCGTACAACGTCCACATCTTCAAAACGGATCATGAGTGCGCGAATGGCGAAGCGGCCATCTGGATCGATGGTGAATTCTGCGGGCAGCACATCACGATCTGCCGCGACAGCAAGTGCAAGACGCATCGCTCCGGCTCCTCCTCCTATTCGAGCAGCTCGACGCGCACCAAAGCCACGCCCAAAGAATCTGCGAAGGCAAAGGCTGAGCGCCAGAAAGTGCTCGAGAAGGTCAAGGAGCAGAAGGCGTATCGCTCCGCGCTGTTCGATGCGATCGCCAAGGCCGCGATTCCCGCGGCCGCGCTTGACACGCTGATTCTCGAAGTCTGCGCTCACGTGCTTGAGCACATGAATCAGATGTACGAGGACAAGTTCGCGGCGTTGCTCGGCTGGGACGCAAAGCTCTTGCGCTATGGCGGCCGCAAGCAGTTGCAGGAGAAATTGCGCGAGCTGCAGCCGGCGGAGCGCCTGCGCCTGGCGCTGCTTTCGACAGAGGCCGATGAGCTGGCCGTACATGAGTACAGCCTGAACTCGAAGCCGGACGGACTGGAGCGGATCGCTAAGCTGCTCGGTCTGGATCCTGCGAAGCTCCGCAAGCCTGCCGAACCGAAGGCTGCAAAACCAGCGCAGGCGAAGAAGGCCACCAAGCCGGCGAAGAAAGCCGCACCTAAAAAGACGAAGTCGATCCTGTCGGGAGCCGCGCGCAAGCGCATCGCTGAGGCGCAGAAGAAGCGCTGGGCGCAGCAACGCAAAGGCGGTGCGAAGTGACATCGCTCGCCGAGAGAAAGACGCGCCTGGTCTTCGAGACCTCGGACCAGGTGCGCGAGCGGGGTGCATGGCGATCGGTGATTGTCGAGGCGCACCCGGGGTACGCCGTGGTGCGACTGAAAGGCCTGCGGGGGCGCTTTGAGATCTGCTACGGCACTGTTTACCAGGCGGCCGCGCACATTGCTGCGGAGCGCAATCGGCGCGAACGTGCCAACAAGCGGAAGGGCGGCAAGTGATGGGCGCCGTCGTGCCAGGGGTGTGCCGGTACTGCGGATGCACGCAGGACCGTCCCTGCCGCTTGCACGACGGCGACGAGTGCTCATGGATCGACAGTTCCCGGACGGTTTGCAATAGCCCGTCCTGTGTACGTGCTGAGTCGGCGCGCCTGCGAGCTGCTCGCATCGAGCGGCCGCAGTCGAGGTACGCGGGCTGGGGTTACGGAGCCATCCTCGAGGACTTGCGTAAGCGGCGCCGCAGGAGCCGGCGCGGGAAGGGTAGGGCGGCATGAAGGAGCAGGATCAGGGTTTGGTGGCGCGGTGGAGCTTCTGGACGCTGTGCAGGCGCATTCGTGCGCGGATCTGGGTCGCGAATCTGGTCTTCGTGCTCGGCGCAGTCATGTACCTGGTAGCGATCTACGGCTACGCGTTCCTTGAATGGCTCGACAACGGAGGCCTGCAGTGAGCTACGGCATCGTTGATCTATCGAACGCCAGCGCGCCGATTGTCATGCTCGACCAGGCGCAGCTGTGCCAGGACTGCAACGCGATCACGGCCGCGACCGGTGGCCACTGCCTGCGGTGTGGGTCGCAGGCGCTGCTGGCGCTGGCGACCGTGTTGAACCGTGAAGTTACGGAGGCGCGCGATGGGCAAGCGTAGGAAGCTGCTGTACCAGATCATCTCGCCGGAAGAGACGATCCTTGCGGGACAACCTTACGAGCTTTTGGCGTGATTGATCGCGCCGGCGCCGAGCGGATCCACGCGGCCGTGAAGGATGTGCGGAAGAAGAAGCCGCGCGATCCAGGGTAGTTAGTGTCGCGCCGCGAGCTGTCGGGGTGAGCGGCGCGCGAAGTGCGGAGGCTTAGCCATGGGCCGCCGCACTTACTAAGTGGTTCTGAGTGGCACTTACCGGAAGTTAGGAGCGAGAGGAATGCGGTTAGCAAGTTTGATGGCGGCGGTGCGGTCGCTGGTGGCGGCAGGGAAGACGGTGAGCCCGCATGCCGTGGCAATGATAGCTGGCAGAGATCGTACGTCGCTGCGGTATCCGGAGTGGACGTCCAGGCGGAAGACGCGCGGCCGCAGAGATGCTTCGTTGCGGGTTCGCTCGAATCGGCGTAAGGCGGCGCGATAGCGATGGCGGGCAAGGGGCCTGACTGGACAAGGACAGGCACGATCGTCGCGTACGCGGAATGGCTGCGCGACAAGAGCGATGCGATCTGCGTGCTCGTGGTCCGGCCGCATGATTCGACGTTTGCCGTCGATCCTCGGTGCAAGCCTGCGGACGCGGAGGAACTGGTCAACCAATACTTGCCGCGCCTGAGTGAACGAGTGGACCAGGCGCGGCTTGAAAAGAAGAAGGGTGCGCGGCTGGAGCTGGGGCCGTGCCCGCAGTAGGGAGCGCGATGAGCAAGAAGGAAAGAGGTTTTCCGGCGAAGCCCGATCATCCCCGCATCCTGTGGGTTTGTTTCGTGCGCAAGACGCCGAAGGCGGTGCCCGAGCTGGCGACCGTATCGCAGGCCGCGCTGAATGCATTGGTGATCCAGAAGAACTTCGCTGAGAAGCTCAATCTGCCGCTGCGGAAGATCGAGCTGGTTGCGTACCACGCCTCGTGTGAACGTGAGCGGTTGGCGCAGAAGATCGCGACAGCGGCTGCGCTGGAACGGGTCGATTCGTGCTCGCTGGAAGTCGAGCGCGATGGCGAGAAGTGGCGGGATCTTTCGGACCTGGAATTTGACTACCTGGTCGAGTGTGAAGACGAACTGTGCTATCTCGAACTGGCAGGCCGTCTGCGCCGGCATCCGAGCGAACCCACGCTTGTGCAGTTCATCGAGGGTGCGTGATGCCGGAACACTACACGAAGAACACGGTGATGGCGACGGTGTGGTGTAACCCATGCGGCAAGCTCACTCCGCATCGCATCGACGATGGGCGCCGCGGACCATGTCTGGAATGCATCGCGCGGCGAGAGCGTGAAATAGCGGCCAGGCCTGCGGCTGTGCCGGCGGCTCTGCAGGGGAGCTTATTTCGATGAGAGCCTTGAGTTTCTGGCAGCCCCATGCGCTCGCGATTGGGATCGGCCTGAAGCCGTGGGAGACGCGCGGCTGGTCGACGGACTATCGCGGACCGATCGCCATCCACGCGGCGAAGCGCTCATGGACGGACGTGGGGCCGTGGCACTCGGCCGCGCGCCAGATCCTGGCCGAATACGTCGCGAAGCATGGATCGGTGCCGTGGGTATTCGGCGCGGTTGTGTGTACGGCAAACCTGGTCTCCTGCATTCGCACAAGCGAGCTCTGCGGCCGCATCCCTGCGGAGCATGAATTCTGGGGCGACTTCACGGATGGTGAAGAAGGCAAGGGGCGTTACGCGTTCAAGCTGGAAAACGTCAGGATGCTCGCGCAGCCGGTCTTCTGCCGCGGCATGCAGGGATGGTTCGAGGTCGATCTTGGCGCAGAGGAGCGCGCCGCGGCCGCGCCGCTGCAGGTGGGGCTGTTCGAGATGTTCTCCACGCCGCCGGCGCCGGCCGCTGAAGCTCCGAAGGCAGAGCAGATGGGGCTGTTCTTCCAGGAGCAGGCCTGCGCGCCGGCGGTCGATGTTCCTGCAGATAAGGTCAGCCCTGAAGCGTTCGAGAGCACAGGCCGGTGTGTCCTGGCTGATCCTGCCGCAACGATGTGGATCTCGACGGACGTGAGGGAGCGCCGTGCCTATTACCTGTACGCGGCCAGGTGGTGGAGGCAGTGGGCACAAGAGCACGGGGACGGGAGGAGCTCGGAGTCGCATCGGTACGCGGAGAACCAGGAGCTGCTGGCGAATGATATCGAGCGGAGGCCGGAGTACTACCAGCGCAAGCCCGCCAACATCACGGACTGGAACTGGTATCGAGCGGATGCGTCGGCTCTGGAGGTGTCTCGATGAACAGCGATATGCAGCGGAAAGCGGTTGAAGCGGTCGAGCGGATGTACGTATCGGACGAACCTCGCCAGGCCGCCGCGTTGATCGACGGGGTGATTGAGGAGCGAATGCTCGAGTACGGGATCCTTCGCACGCCTGGTCCGCGCAGGCTTCGGGAACACATCGCGAAGGTTGTGCAGCTCGCAATCGACAAGGCAATGGGGCGGGTAGACGCATGAGCAGGGTCGCAGAGGACTGCAGGGTTTGCGTGCACATCGTCTGGGTGAATGGCGTGCCGAACTGCGCGCATTTGAGCGCGGGGCATTGCGGGCACTTTGAGTTCCAGGCACCCCAACGACGAGGACCTGTCGTTGGGGACCCCACCAAGCCGCCGGTGGGGCGGAAAGATGAGCGGCGCCGGAAGACCGCGAAGCGCGAGCGGCCCGAGGACGGAGGGATCGTGTGGCACGAGGAGTACAACGCCTTCGAGTGTCTGGGGTGCGGCGAGTTCGAAGAGATCCGCAAGCGCGCGGACCGGACGCCGGCGAAGCTCGCCGAGCTGCGGGAGATGTTGATCGCCGATCACACGGAGTGCTGGGAGTTCGACGATCCGAGGATGGCGCGCGATGCGCGGAAATACCGCAAGGAGAAGAAGCGCCGCGAGAACCTGGCTGCGCAGCGCGTAAGCTGGCGGGGCCGGACGGTTTGAAGGGGAGTTATACGTTTAACCCCTGCGGCATCGACAACGCGGGCACGAGGGTAGTGAGGATTTATGGCGAAAGATCAGCGTTTGGTAGTTGAGGTAAAAGACGACGAGTTGGTTGTTCGCATCGGGATTGACACGCTTGCTTTTGCGGCGAACGAGAGTGACACGTTCAAGCCTTATGACGATCAGGTTGGCGATTGGGTGCAGAAATATAAGGTGATTAACCCTATCGCGTTTGCTGGCGATATTAAGAGGGCGATGCTGGACGAAGCCGAGGATGGAAGTTCGCCTCTGTCGCGTTTCCTCGACAAAATGGACGACGCTGCACTGGACGACGGGGCAGACGGTATCGAATACCCCGAGTAACGTCGCGAAAGGAGAGGCGATGAAGCGGATGTGGCAACAATTCATGAGCTGGGTGCGGGACTGGACGGAGCTTCTCAGCAAGGCGCACGCGTATCGAGACGCTCTGAGGGTGCATGCAGATCTCCTGGAGAAATTCCAGGAGATATCGGCGGAGATCGGCGGTTATGGCGGGCATCATTATCTCGATGTCGCGATCCAGCTCGCCCGGCGGTGCCAGGGCGCAGAGTTGGCATTGAAGCGGCTCGCCGCGGCCGCCGAGCGCGAACTGGAGGCGGCCGGAATCCCGTACCTGGCTCCAGCGGAGATCGAGCGGCTCGCGATGCTGGCGGAAGAATGCTGCGAAGTCGTCCAGGCGGTCGGGAAAGTGTTGCGGCACGGCTGGGACAGCCAGTCGCCATACGGCGGCAAGACGAACCGCGTAACACTGGAGCGCGAGATCGGCAACGTCCGGGCGATTGTGAACATGATGCTCGACGCTAAAGATCTCCGTCTCGGCGACATTCAAAGCTGGCAGCGGGGCAAGCGCGCGGCGCTGCCGAAGTGGACGCACTTCCAGGACTGCTCGATGCCGCGCGAAGAGCAGCTGGCGATGATGCGGGCGATTGGGCAATGAACGCGGAAACAGGAGGGGTGGGGGAGATGGAAGTGCAGGAGAAGGCGTTTGAGTTGTTCGCGCAGGGAAAGAGCGTGAACGCGGTGGCCAGCGAGTTGTTCAACGGTAACTGGCTTAAGGCAAAGAAGGCGAAGGATGCGTGGGATGCGACGCAGGGGAGGGGAGCATCCAGCGTGCTTGCGACGGCGCCGGTACACAAGTCCCACGCGATTAGAAAGGCCGGGAAGCCGAAGAAGGAAGAAGTTCCTGAGGACTGGGACCTCACGATCACGGTGCCGACGGCGAGGCTGGATGAGATCCTGCAGGCCCTTGCGCCGGTGGAGAAGGCCACGGCTATCCAGAACGTGCTGCAGGCGCGCATAGACGCGGCTTTGGCTTAATCGCTGAAAAGCAAAGACAACATGGGCGCCGCGGAGTTTTCGCCGCGCGCGCACGGGGAAAGACTGTGGCAATTTTCGGACTTTTGGTTGGGGTTGGGGTGCGATGAGCTGGGAAAACCTGAAAGACGCTTACCGCACCCGGCTGGGCAATCTGACCGCGAAGAGTGTGCTGGTGTTGATCGTGGATGAGGCGAATGCGGAGGGCCTTGCGTTTGTGGGCCTGGAGCGCGTGGCGTCGCTCACGGAGATCAACAAGCGGACAGCTTTGCGGATCGTGCAGGTCTTCGGCGAAATCGACCTCGTGGGGCGTACCGAGGCGTGGCTGAAGGGGAGAATGAAGCCGGCGTTCCAGGTGAACCTGGCGAAGCTGGGCATGGATTTGAGTGAGCCGTTCTCTGAGGCCTACGGGAAGGCTCAACGCAAGAGTGCCGGTGGAAAGTGTCTCAGCGACATGGACGAAGGTGTCGCAGCGACGCGGCGAAGTGTCGCAGAGACGCGAACAGGTGTCGCAGAGACGCAACCCCCAGACCCCCTTATAGGTAGGTCCCCCGTAGTCCCCTTTGGGTCCCCCACCCCCATAGCCCCCTTGCAGGGGGCGGTGGAGTTTCAGCGAGCGGTTGAGCGGGCGGTAGGCCGCGCGTTCCTATCGATTGGGCGCGGCAGCAGATCGAAACCTACGGGCGCGACAACCCGTGGGTGATGGCGTATGTGCTGGGGCAGTTCCCGCCGGGTTCGATCAATGCCCTGTTGAGCGTGGAGGAAGTGGAAGCGGCGATGGGCCGCGAGCCAAAGGCCGGCAGCTTTGAGTGGTCGGCGAAGCGGATCGGCGTGGACGTGGCGAGGTTCGGCGACGATCGCACCGTTCACTTTCCGCGCCAGGGGCTGGCGGCATTTCAGCCGGCCATCATGCGGCATGCCCGCGGGAGTGCGGTGAGCGTGGATATCGCCAACCGCACGATGGGCATGATGAACGAGCTCGAGGCGGAAGAGGCGTACTTCGATGACACCGTGGGATGGGCGCACGGCGCGGTGGACGTGCTGCGGGCCGCCGGCCGGCAGGTGTACGCGATCCAGTTTGACGCGCCGAGCGGGGATCCGCGGTATGTGAACATGCGGGCCCAGATGTGGATGCAGATGGCCGCCTGGATGAAGACGGGCTGCCTGCCGAAGATCCCGGAGATGGTGGCGGAGCTGACGTCACCGACTTACTTCTTTGCCAAGGGCAAGTTTCAAATCGAGGCGAAGGACCAGATCAAGAAGCGGCTGGGCCGCTCGCCTGACCTGGCGGACGCGCTGGCGCTGACGTTCGCCTTGCCGGATACGCCGAAGCGGCAGGGATCGGGAGTGAGGGATCACCGATCGGGCGGGCGATCGCTCGATGAATACGATCCCTACGCGAGGATTCATGGTTGAAGTGCGGAAATGCCTGGCGGAAGAGATCTTCAACGATCCTGCCAGTGCAGAGCTGATGGCGCAGTACGCGGACGAGTGCGCGAATGCCATGCTGGGCAAGCCGCGGCCGCGGCGCGATGTGTACGGGGCTCTTGAAACAACCGGGTGCGCGCAGTGCTTCGCCGCCTACGAAGATGGGAAGCTGTGCGGCTTTGCGCTGGTGCTGATCGCGTGCGTGCCTCATTACGGGCTGAGCCACGCTACGGTGGAGAGCTTGTTTGTGAGCCGGGAGGCATGCCGGAGCGGCCTGGGTGTGGCGCTGATGGCGGACGTGGAAGCGCATGCCAGGCAGGCGGGGTGCGGGGCGATCTTCTATTCGGCGCCGGCTGGCGGCCGCCTGGCGCGGCTCATGTTCCTGCAGTCGGATGTGTATGTGAATACGAACCATATTTTCACGAAGAGGCTGGCATGAACTCTCTCGCGGTCCCGATGGCGACGTTGCCGGCAACGACTCCGGAGATGGTGGCGGCGCTGAATGAGCTGGAGGCGCGCGTGACCGGGCAGGAGCCGGTGGACGTGCCGACCGAGCACGTGATTCACGCGGGCGTGTACGCGCGCACGATTGCGATGCCGGCAGACATGGTGCTGATCGGGGTGACGATCAAGCGGGCGACGCTGGTGATCGTGACGGGATCGGCGGCGGTGCTGGTGGGGCGCGAATGGATGCGGCTGGAGGGATACAACGTCATCCCGGGGAGCGCGGGGCGCAAGCAGGTGTTTGTGTCCTACTCGCCGGTGATCATCACGATGCTGTTTCCGACGCAGGCGAAGACGGTGGAAGAGGCGGAGGCGGAATTCACGGATGAAGGCGACCGGCTCTTGAGCCGGCGGCAGGATGCGAACCGGGTTGTGATTACGGGTGAGTGAGGAGGGGCAATGTCGGGAGCAGCGACGATTGCGGCGATTGCGAGTGCGGCTGTAGCGGCGGGTTCGCTGGGGTACGGCATCTACAGCGGCCAGCAGCAGCAGGGTGCGCAGAAGAAGGCGCTGGCGCAGCAGAAGCAGGCTCAGCAGCAGGCGGAGAGCAACGCGCTCTCGACCGAGCGCAAGAGCGAAGTTGCGCAGAACGAAGTGAACAAGCAGACGCCCAACGTTGCATCGATCCTTGCGCGCGCGGCGCAGATGGGCAATCAAGGACTGTCGAGCACCATGCTGACCGGGCCCACGGGCGTGGATACCGGCAGCCTGAACCTGGGCAAGAGCACGCTGCTGGGAGCCTAGTCAATGGCCGAGAACTTTACATCGAAGCGGCAAAAGCTGCTGCTGCGCTGGGGTCAGATGAAGACCGAGCGCTCGAGCTGGTGGGGACAGTGGCAGGAGATCTCGAACTACGTGATCCCCTGGGGCGGCCGCTTCTTTCGCCAGGACCGCGACAAGGGCCATCGCCGCGGCAATCAGATCTACGACAACACCGGGATCCGCGCTCTGAAGACGCTGGGCGCGGGCTTGATGGCAGGCGCGACGTCGCCGGCGCGGCCGTGGTTCCGCCTGGGCACGCACGATCCGGAATTGAATGCCGCGCAGCCGGTGAAGCTGTGGCTGAACGACGTGGCCGAGCGCATGCACACCGTTTTTCAGAAGTCGAACACTTATCGCGCGCTGCACCAGGTGTATGAAGAGATGGGCGCGTTCGGCAGCGCGGCCTCGATTGTGCTGCCGGACTTCAACGCGGTGATCCATCACTACACGCTGACCTGCGGCGAGTATGCGATCGACACGGACTGGCAGGGCCGGGTGACGACGCTTTACCGCGAATTCGAGAAGACCGTGGGTGCGATCGTGAAGGAGTTCGGGCTGGAGAACTGCTCGGCGACGGTGCAGTCGCTCTATAAGAACGGCCAGCTTGGTGCATGGATTCCGATCATGCATGCGATTGAGCCGCGCGCGGATCGCGACCCATCGAAGCGCGATGCGCGCAACATGGAGTGGGCGAGCTACTACTTCGAGGTCTCCGGCGAGAGCGAAAAGGTCCTGCGCGAGAGCGGATTCCGCCAGTTCCCCGGCCTGGTGCCGCGGTGGGCCGTGGCCGGCGGCGATATCTACGGGAACAGCCCGGGCATGGAAGCCCTGGGGGACATCAAGCAGCTGCAGCACGAGCAACTGCGCAAGGCGCAGGGCATCGACTACCAGACGGATCCTCCGCTGCAGGTTCCCGATTCGCTCAAGAATCGCGATGTCGAGCGTCTGCCGGGCGGCATCACGTATGTTCCGGCGGGCGGCGGCAACGCGAAGATAGAGTCGGCCTTCGAGGTGCAGCTCAATCTCGGCGAGCTGCTCGAGGACATCCGGGACGTGAGGGAGCGGATCCGGCAGAGCTTCTTCAGCGATATCTTTCTCATGCTTGCGAACTCCACCAACCCGCAGATGACGGCGACGGAAGTGGCGGAGCGGCACGAAGAGAAGATGCTGATGCTGGGCCCGGTGCTGGAGCGGCTGGACAATGAGCTCCTGTATCCGCTGATCGAATGCACGTTTACGCACATGGTGGAGGTGGGCGCGCTTCCACCGGCGCCGCAGGAGCTGGCGGGCATGGATCTGAGCGTCGAGTTCATCTCGATGCTGGCGCAGGCACAGCGCGCGATCGGGACCAACAGCGTGGACCGGTTTGTGGGATCGCTGGGCACGGTGGCCGGGATCAAGCCGGAGGTGCTCGACAAGTTCGATTCCGACGCCTGGGCCGATGTGTACTCGGACATGCTGGGCGTGGACCCAAAGCTGATCGTGGCCAGCGACAAGGTGGCGATGATCCGCCAGGCGCGCGCGCAGGCCGAGGCCGCGCAACAGAAGCTGGCCGCAGCGCAGCAGGTGAGCGAGGCGGCGCGCAACTTCGGTCAGGCAGGGCAAGCGCAAGGGCCTGGCTCCGACGTAATGAACATGTTCAGCGGCTACCAGTCGCCGTCTGCAACGGAGGTGTAGGAAATGGCACAGACGCTTATCAGCATGGAGATGAGTGCCGAAGAGGCGAAGGAACAAACGCAGCCCGCGCCGGCGGATGAGCCCCGTTATCCGTGGGGCCTGAACATCCACCTCGACGACGATGCGGTCGGGAAGCTCGGCATCGGCGATCTCAAGGTCGGATCGGAAGTGACGATCGTCGCGAAGGCGACGGTCTCCTCGTGCAGCTCGTACCAGACGCAGGGCGGAGAAGCGGAGACGAGCTGCGATCTCCAGATCACCGACATGCGCATCAATGCAGGATCGGGCGACGCAAGGTCGATGTATCCGAACAGCGATCTCGACTGACAAGGGGAACGGGTGAGTACTTACGATCCAACGGATCAGCGCGGGCATGAGCGCGACAAGCAGGACGCTGAAGCCCGCAAGCGCGCGGCCCGCGAGGTGGAGATCGCGGACCTGAAGTGGCTGATGAGCTCCAAGCGCGGCCGGCGCATCCTGTGGCGGCTGCTGGAGCTCTCCGGGCCTTTCCGGCTGTCCTTCGATATGAACGCCATGCGAATGGCCTTCAACGAAGGGAACCGGAACCTGGGAAACCAGCTCTTCAGTGAAGTGATGATGTTTTGCCCGGAGATGTACCCGGTGATGGTGAAGGAGCAACGAGACGGCAACGGCGACCAATCCAACTGAAGCCAGCGCCCCTCCTATCGAGGCGCCCGCGACGCCACCGGCAACGGCCGAGGGTGAAGCGGGCAAGCAGACGCAGACTGTGGAGACTCCGCCGCCGCCAGCGGCTGAGAAGCCAGCGAATGGGAACCAGCCGACGGAGCCAGCGAAGACCACCGGCGCGCCCGAGAAGTACGAGTTCACGGCGCCCGAGGGCACGCAATACGACTCCCAGATGCTGGAGGCATTCTCCGGCGCGGCCCGAGCGGCCAATCTCTCGCAGGAAGCGGCGCAGAAGCTGATCGAGACCATGGCACCGGCAATCGCCGCGCGCCAGGCCGATCAGGTGCAGGCGGTCCACAAGGAGTGGCTCAGTGCTTCCAGCGCCGACAAGGAGTTCGGCGGCGAGAAGCTGACCGAAAACCTTGGCGTGGCTCGCAAGGCGCTCGAGAACTTCGGGTCGCCGGAACTGCGCTCTCTGCTGGACACCACCGGCCTGGGAAATCATCCGGAGGTAATCCGGTTCATGTACCGCGCCGGAAAAGCGATCAGTGAGGATTCGTTCGTCGGCGGGAAAGCAACCCCGGCGGCGGATGGTGCGAAGTCCTTCTATCCCAACAGCAAAATGAACTAAGGAGAACGAGAACGTGGCAACGCTGACTGCTGGCCAACTCACTCTTGCGGATTGGGCGAAACGCCAGGATCCGGATGGTCTGATTCCGAGGATCGCGGAGATCCTGAGTCAGTCGAATGAAATCCTCGAGGATGCCGTGTTTGTGCAGGGCAACCTCCCCACCGGCCACCGCTCCATCATCCGCACCGGGCTGCCGACGGTATACTGGCGCTCGATCAACCAGGGCGTCCCGCGCTCGAAGAGCACCACCGCGCAGGTCGACGACTCGTGCGGCATGCTCGAAGCCTACGCGGCGGTGGACAAGGACCTGGCCGAGCTGAACGGCAACACCGCGGCCTTCCGCCTGAGTGAAGACGTCGCGTTCCTGGAAGCGATGAACCAGACTCAGGCGCAGACGATGATCTACGGCAACCCGGCAACGGATCCGCGCCAGTACCTCGGGCTCGCCGGCCGCTACGGTGTGATCTCGGGCGCGGGCAATACGGCGAACCTCCTCGACGCCGGCGGCACGGCTTCGGCCAACACTTCGGTGTGGCTGCTGGGCTGGGGCGAAAACACCGTGTTCTGCCCCTTCCCGAAGGGATCGAAGGCGGGCCTGGTGAGCGAGGACGACGGCGTCCTCACCATCTACGACGCGAACAACAACCCGTTCAAGGCGTACCAGAGCCACTACCAGTGGAAGAACGGCCTGGTGGTCAAGGACTGGCGCTACGTGATTCGCGTGTGCAACATCGATACCGCGACCTTCGCGGCCATGTCGGGAACGCAGGCGCCTACCGGAGCGATGGGCACCAACATCCTGCACATGATGCTGCGCGCCATCGACCGCATCCCCAACTTCAGCGGAATCCGCCCGGCGTTTTACATGAACCGCTCGGTGTATTCGCTGCTGCGCCGGATGGCGATGGAAAAGAGCATCAACGCCCTGGCTCTCGAGTCCGGCGCGAACCAGTTCGGCACGCCGCAGCGCTGGGCCTCGTTTGAGGGTATCCCGCTGCGCAAGGTCGACCAGATCCTCAACACCGAAACCCGCGTGGTCTAGCAGCGAACACGGAGCGGCCCTCGGCAGAGAGGGCCATTCCCTAGAAGGAAGGGAGACAGGGCAGTGTACGTAGACAACAATCTCGTCGTTTCGGGCTCCGTGAGCGCGGCCGGGGCCATCGGCTTCCAGACCGTTACCGGGTCCACGGCAGTTCTCTCCACCAACACCGTCGACCTCGGCGTGGCTCGCGACATCGGCGCAGGTAACGACGTGTACCTGCGCGCGCAGGTCGGAACCACGTTCACGGGCCTCACCAGCCTGGATCTCGAAGCCATCGTGGCTGACGATGCCGCATTGACCACCAACGTGACCAGCATCGGGGCGATCAAGGGTATTCCGGTGGCATCGCTCGCCGCCGGCGCTCGTTTCGCACTCGACATCTCGCCCCAGCTCCGGTCGAACGGCCGCCGCTACCTCGGCGCCCGCTACACGCCTGCAGGCACGGGCACGGCTGGAACTCTGTTCGCAGATTTCGGTCTCGAGGCTCAGGACAGCGGCAAGGGCTATGCGTCCGGCTTCTCCATCATCTAGCTAACCAGGCGCGGCCCCGCAAGCCGGGGCCATCCGCCGGAGATTGAAACATGGCAAAGTACCTCGTCAAGGAACTGAGCTTCATCAACAATGCCCTCGTGAGCGCGGGAGAGACCGTGGACTACGATCCGCCGGAAGGCACCACGGTTTCTTCGAACCTCGAACTCGTCACCGAAGACACGGACGACAAGCCGAAGCCGCGCAAGCCGGCCAAGGGCGGCGATCCGGTTTAGTTGTTTTTTAACCAGCCGGGAGGGCGGAGGGCATCAGGCCTTCCGCCTTTCGCATTTGGAGCCTCATGGCGAGCGAAGTCGGCATCTGCAATCTAGCTTTGAGCCACCTGGGCGACACGGCGACGGTGGCCAGCATCAAGCCGCCGGATGCGTCGGTGCAGGCACAGCTCTGCGCGCGCTTCTATCCAATCGCGCGAGACGCGCTGCTCGAGATGGGAAGCTGGGGATTCGCAACGCGGCGGGTGCAGCTCACGCGCCTGAACCTTCCCACCTTTACGGACGCGGCAGGAAACGCTACGCCGGGCACCTGGCTCTACGCGTATGCGTTGCCCAACGCCGTGATCAATGTTATCTCGGTGCTCTCGGCCACCGCGGCCGATGACTACGAGGAGGCCTTCGGTGCAGGTATGGCGACTCCCCCATATCCGCAGGGGTCTCTGCCGGTGCCGGGCGCGCCTGCGATCATGCCTCAGTCCTTCGCGCTCGAGACGCAGGAGGATGGAACGCAGATCGTGCTCACCAATGTGCCCGACGCGGTGCTGCGCTATACGACGCTGGTTCAGGACACCACCAAGTTCAGCCCGCTGTTCACACTGGCGCTGAGCTGGTTGCTGGCTTCGATGCTGGCTGGTCCGATCCTCAAGGGTGACCAGGGAGAAGCGGCGGGCGAGCGGTGCCTCACGATGTTCAAGTCGTTTGAGGGCATGGCCGAATCCAGCGACGCCAACCAGCGGAAGACGAATGTGAAACCGGCGGTGTGCTGGATTAGGGGACGATGATGCCGGAGGAATTCGACAACATCCGGCAGACCCCGCTCGGCACCTGCATCGGCGCGACCATCGTAGATATTACCGCCGCGGACCCCGACGAGTTCATGGAAGGCGATCACAGAGTCTTCTTCCACTTGAGCAATGGCGAGACGATCTTCGCCACAATCGGCACGGAAGAGAACCCTGGCTTGCTGGGAATGCTGGGAACCGACGACGAGGATGAGGCGGATGCCGAGCACGCGCACCTATAGCCGGAGCTTCGCCGGCGGCGAGATCTCGCCGGAGATGTTTGGCCGGATCGACGATGTCAAGTTTCAGAGCGGCGCCGCCAGGCTGCGCAACTTCATCGCGACGCCTACCGGAGCCGCGGAGAACCGCCCCGGCTTTGCGTATGTGAGCGCGACGAAGAATAACGGCGTGGCGCGGCTCATCCCGTTCGCCTACAGCCTGGACCAGACGATGGCAATCGAGCTGGGCGAAGGCTACGCGCGATTTCACACGCAGGGTGAGACGCTGCAATACTCGCTGTCAGGACTGAGGGCATGGGATCCGCCTCCGTCGACAGATATCAGCTATACGACGAGCTCTCCTGCGATCATCACGTGGCCGTCTCATGGATTGATCACCGGAGATCCGATCCGGTTCTATGCGTACGGCAGCGGCGCGCCTCTGCCTCTTCCCGGGGGCCTGAAACTCGCCTACACCTACACGGTGAACGTGCTCGACGCCAACACGTTCAATATCCTCGATGGCGGCACGCCTGTGAATCTGACTGCCCCATCCGGGGGAACAGTTACCTACACCCACTATCCGGGCGGTGGATCGCCGTCGGCTTCGCTTTACCTGGCGCCGAACCAATCGTCCAGCGCGACATCATCTCCGGTTGGAGGATTGGCAAACGTTCCAATCTCCGGCGGACTCGCAACACTCAACCTAAACATTGCGGTATCGATCTACGCGTACCAGGGCGGCGGCTGGGCGATCTTCGAATATTCGACCGATGGCGCTTCGTGGAACTCGGTCTATGGCACCAGCATGTCTTACAGCGGGACATTCACTGCCCAGATCCCTTTGGTGAACCTGAACCTTGTACAGTTGCGGGTTCGCTTGGGTGGAGGGTCCGGCGGGTCAGGCAGCGTATCGATCACCGGCCAAATCAACTCGTGGAGCGTCGACGTCCCGGTCAGCGGCGCCGGGCCTGGCACGGCAGAACTGAGATCCTATCGTTACTACACTGCGGGAGACATCGTTACGTATGGCGGCGCCGCCTACCTGGCCCTGAACGACAGCGGAGGCGTGACAACGCCGGGCGCGGATGCGACGGTGTGGTACCCGCTGCCGGCCGATCTGACGTACGAAATCCCTACTCCGTATGCCGCGGCCGATCTGTTCGGCATTCACTACGCGCAGAGCGGGGACGTGATGACGCTGGTGCATCCGAACTATCCGCCGAAGGAACTAAGGCGTCTCGGCGCGACGTCCTGGGTGCTGAGTTCGATCAGCTTTGGGGCTCCACTAAGCACACCGCTCAGTGTGGCCGCCGTGGCTTCGCCGGGATTCCTCGCGAAGATCTCGACCATCAGCACCGCTAATCCCGCGTTGATCACCACCGTCTCGAACCATACGCTGGCCCTCGGCGACGGCGTGTATCTGGCCAACCTGACGGCAACGGTCGGCGGCGTGATGGACGGCTTCTACATGGTGTCGAAGGTGCCGGCGGATGCGAACGGGGCGCTCATTCCGAATCAGCTCTACCTGGCCGACTACAGCGGCAACAATCTGGACTCCACCGCCTGGTCGAGCTATCACGCGACGGATGGATCGAAGCCCATCACCATTCAGTACGGATCGAAGATCTTCAACATCACAAACCAGTACGCCGTGCAGGCACTCGGTTCGGATGGCGTGAGCGCCAGCGCGCTCTCGGAATCGGCGTCAATCCTCAATAACCTGAACGTGCCGGGGAGCTACAACACGATCAGCTGGGCAGGCGTCGACGGGGCGCACAGCTATAACGTGTATAAGCAGCTCAACGGCCTCTGGGGGTTCATCGGGACCACCGAAGCGACGAGCTTCGCGGATAACAACATCGCGCCCGACATGAGCATCGTGCCGGGAACGCCCGATGCGGTGTTTACCAGCGCCGGCAACTATCCCGGTGCGGTCTGCTACTTTCAGCAGCGGCGGTGTTTCGCGGGGACCACGAACGGCCCGGACAATGCCTGGATGTCGAACTCCGGCACCGAGAGCATGTTCAACTACTCGCTGCCGTCACTGGCCACCGACCGCATCGCCTTCCGCGTGGCCGCCCTCAAAGCCGACCGGATCCTGCACCTCGTGCCGATGGTGCAGCTGGTGATGCTGACCAACGAGACAGAGTTTGCGCTGGTGCCGGTGAACTCCGACGCAGTTACTCCTTCCTCGATCAGCGTGAAGCCGCAAAGCTATATCGGCGCCGCGAATGTGCAGCCGTCCATCATCAATACGTCGATGGTCTACGCGGCGGCGCGCGGCGGGCACGTCCGCGAGCTCGGCTATGCGTGGACGGTGAGCGGATTCACGACAGGCGACCTGAGCCTGCGCGCCGCGCACCTGTTCGACAACCTGAATATCGTCGACCAGGCATATTCGAAGTCCCCGCGGCCGATCATCTGGTTTGTCTCGTCGAGCGGCAAGCTGCTGGGGTTGACCTACATTCCCGAAGAACAGCTCGGCGCCTGGCATCAGCACGATACGCAGGGCAGCTTCGAATCGATCTGCGCTGTGGCCGAGGGTTCAGAGGACGTGCTGTACGCGGTGATCAAGCGCGTCATCAACGGCCAGCCGGTGCGCTATATAGAGCGGATGGCGAGCCGGATCATCAATGCCGACGATCCCTCGACATGGTTCTTTGTGGATGCGGGGATCTCGCAAACGTTTGGGAGTCCCGTCTCGACAGTCAGTGGTCTGACGTGGCTTGAGGGGCAGACGGTGGCGGTTCTGGCGGATGGCTGCCTGCAGGCTGACAAGGTTGTGACTGGAGGATCCATCACGCTCGACCGGCCGGCCAGCGTGGTCGCGATCGGGTTGCCGTATCTCAGCGATCTGCTGACTCTGCCGGCGGTGCTGCAGCTCGATGGCTACGGACAGGGCCGGATGAAGAACATCTCGAGAGCCTGGGTGAAGGTGTTCCAGTCGAGCCAGGTGCTGGTCGGGCCCGATGAGGATCACCTGGCTCCGTTCCGGGAGCGCACCACCGAGCCGTGGGGCGCCCCGCAGAAATTGCAGAACGCGGAGCTGCAGGTATTGACCTCGCCAAGCTGGCAGGCGGCCGGCCAGACGCTCGTGCGGCAGGACAAGCCGTTGCCCCTGAGCGTAGTGGGATTGACATTGGAGGTGGTGATCGGTGGCTAGCTTTCCGTTTATCGACCAAGAATCCATGCAGGGCCTGAACCTGCCTGGAAAGTCACTCTCCTCGCCGAGCTTCCTGACCTCGAGCTGGGACAAGATTGAAGACTGGTTCACCGGGCGCAATGCCGATACGACGGGCATGTCGCCGGAGATGGCGAAGACGGCGCAGGAAGGGCAGGCGCTCAGGAACGCCGGCCTGATCACGGCGGTGCTGGGCGGCATCAGCTCGGCCTTCGGAGCCTACTACGCGGCGAAGACCGCGCAGTATCAGGAAAAGTCGCAATCCTCGAGCTTCGCTTTCCAAAGCGACATGGCGGCCATCAACGCCAGCCGTGCGGAGATGACGGCTGAATCGATCGAGAGTCGGGCAAGAGCCAGATCGCGAACTATACGATGCGCGCCGGCCAGGAGAAGGCCGGAGCGGTCGCGTCCATGGCCGCGCGCGGCATTGCGCTGGGGCCGGGAAGCGCAGGCGAAGTTGCCGCCAGCATGGACGTCGAGAAAGATCTGAACGTGCTGGCTATTCGATCGAATACGACGCGCCAGGTGTGGGCAGCGCGCCAGCAGGCCACGAACTACCAGAACGAAAGCCTGCTCGACCGCACGAGCGCGGTGAACGCGAGGCGCTCGGCGAACTCGATCAGTGCTGTGGGGCCAGTGATGAACAGCCTGCTCGGCTCCGCGACGCAGATCGCCGGGCAGTGGGACTGGAATCGCTGGATGAGAATGCGCATGGCGCAGGGTGCGCCGCCGGCGCCGCAGGTGGGGATCGGGTAGGAGTGTCAACGCGGGCACAACGGTACTAACCGGCCACGGAGATGTGGCGGAGGAAGCCATGAAAGTCGGAGACATCGTAGTTGCTGGAAACAACACATTCGAAATCGTCGGCGTGTACCTCGGAGGCGTGGGAACGCAGAACATTGTCGGCCTGAAATCAAAGAACAAGGTAGACGGATCGGCGCAAGGTGCAACTATCACGGAGATGTTCGTTCCCGAGGAACTCGTGCTTTGCGCTGGCGTTTATCGCCGCGTGGGCTAGGTACCGTCGCGACTTGCGAGAACGTGTGAAAACGGACAGATACGCTTCCCGGGGGAAGTAACGCATGCCGAGAGTTCCGGAAGATTTTGCACCCAGCGTGAATCAGGGCGAGATGCCGACAGTGCCCGCGGCTGCGCCGTGGGTGAGCCCGATGAGGAACGCCGCGCCGGGGCTGCTGGTCCAGACCGGGCAGACGCTCTCGCAGGCCGGCGAGATGGCTTCGCGGCTGGGAAACACCATCGGCGATCGCGTCCAGGCGACGATGGACGATGCTGTGACGAAGGCGGCCGAGACGCAGTTCCTGAAGAGCTCCCAGGATCTGCTTTACAACTCGCAGAGCGGCTACCTGAACGCGCGAGGGATGAACGCGCAGACGGAATGGGATCCCGCGACGAAGGCCATCGCGAAGGCGCGCCAGGACGCGCGTGCGACGCTGACCAATCCGATCCAGCAGCGGATGTTCGACCAGGTCACGAATGACCACATGCTTACCCTCGGCCGGACCATGGCCGACCATCAGCATCAGCAGGTGACGCAGTACGGCATCCAGCAGGGGCAGGACCGCGCGGACAGCATGAACATCCTCGCTAGGTCTGCCTACCTGCAGGGACGCATGGCGGACTACGACAAGTACGCCGGCCAGGCGAGAGACGAGGTCCTGCACGTGGCGGCGTGGCCGGGTTGGCGCGAAGAAGTAAAAACCTCTCTACTCGCTAATTTTGCAAAAACGCCTTTGCCAGGATGAGGCCGCACTGCTGGCCGCTCTCGAACAGCCCTGGAGCAATGGACCGGTGGAAGGACAGATACACCGCCTCAAGCTCA